TCTTTCAAGTCTCTGTCGGAGATATTAGACGCTTGTGCAGCCTTACCAAGCACAAATGCCATATCACCATCACTAATACCTGCTTCTCTAATCTCTTTTTCTAAAGCACGCAGACTAACTAGGTTAGTCGGAATGTTATCGAATTGGAGGTTAGGATCAGACCCTAGCACCATCCAGAACGTATAGATGTTCTGTAGGAAGTTCCATTCGGTGTACTCTTTCACAAACTCTGGATCATCGTAGTTCTCTACTTTCTCTGAAGGCTTCCCTACCTTATTCACTGTCTCGAATGGAGGCCGTGGACGGGGGTTGCATTCTTCGTACATCTTTCGCAAACCCATAGGGATTGCTGAGACTAGTAGTTCTACATCCCCTGAGTATCTAGGGAGACTAACCTTTACAGTCTCTCTGATACTCAGGTTCTTTCCGTTAAGCTTCATGGTGGTGAGTCTTTCTGTTTAATTACTAGACGTATGATCTAGCGGGTTTATCGACCAAGGCGGTGCCACTTATCGACAACGTGTTAGCTTCGTTGCCTTCTTTGAATCCTACCTTATCAGCGTGGAATCTAGCGAAGGTTAGGGCTTCGTAGTGTCCAGCGTTGCAAGGATCATTGATGCGGAATTCTATAGTAACTGCGAAAGGGCCACAAGTATCGGTCGATACCCAGCCAGCAGTAGTAGCAGGAGTATCGCCAGTGATGACATCTTGAACAGATAGTCCAGTTGATGCCCCACTAGCATAGTTCCATTGCTCGAATTTGATTGAGAAGTCTAGATTCATTGCAGTCTGATCGCCTGATCTGCGTGAATCTATAACACCTCTGTTCATTATGAGAAAGGCGTTACGCATTCTCTCAAATGAAAGGTCGCCGTCGCTGATGGGAATTGTAAGAGTTTTAGGAGTACCGGAACCATCCTTGATTATGATTGAACCGTCTCTGAGTGTACGAACTGTAGCCATTGCTTATTCCTTATGATATTTGTGCGGTTGTATGAATTACACAAGTGTGAATCTTTAAACTAGGAGACGTTTGATATATCTGCTTAGAGTAATCGCCTGTCGACCTAAGGTCTAGATACGTTATTTTAGCATCTAATGTACGGAAGCAACTACTTTTTATGATATGGGTAGCTCTGTGCAGAAATGGCTTATACTTATAAGCCAGATCATATGGAGCAGAGAATTTCTTATCTGTTCTATATTCTGCATGTAGTGCGTGACAGGATAACTGTACAGAGTATATTCTATCACCTTCTAGACTTTGTGTTCTTCTCTCTACTTCATTTAGTAAATCGAATGCAATAAAGTCAGGTACTTCGTCTAGATTAGGAAACGGCATACCTTTTAACAATATAGGTATGGACACGTCTACTTTAGAAACTATCTTAGCTAGTCCTAAATACAATTCTGAATATGTCGGAAGTGTCATAGTGACTCCTTAAAGTCCTGCCAAATTGCTCGAATGAATCCTTGATGTTTAGAACTACGACCTTGTCCAAATTCCACATATTTTAGATAGTAGTCCCACATAGGATTAGCAATACTGAATACAATATTTCCATCTTTAACAGTCTCTATAACCTGCCATCCAGATTCCCCAGGTTCATTACCTATTAAGTAAGGAACATATGCAGCAGGGTGCGACTTATACAAATCTCTATTAGCACCACTATCATCGCCTTTAGCTGCGCCTGTATCAACAGGAGTAGCTGCAATAAGGTTTCTATGTAGCTGAAATATCTTCTGCCTGTACTTATCTGTAAATCGCTTATGGTGTCGCTTAGCCATTGCTAGGATAGCCTTCTGAAACTCCTTTTGATTACCAAAGCGAAGTACAACGCCCATTACGCAAACGCTTTAAGTGCTAGTCTATAACGAGTATCTAGTGTACAAATATCTACAGCAGTTATATGCCACTTGTTTTCATCTTCATCTATGAAAGTATCGCTCTCTCGTACAGTAACTCCTTCTCTCGGAACCTCTACTACCTTATCAGCCATGTTAAATTCATCGTTAGTAATAGCGATGTCTCTAGCACCAATCTGTCTCTGACTAGTCGAGTTTCTTACTGCGGAGTTACGGAAGATACATCCTTCTACTACATAGGTTGTTATTCCAGATGTCATCTGTCCAGTAGCAAAATCTGGATTAGCACTTCCATCGTTATGAAGTACTTTGCCTGTAAATGCTCCATCGAATATTTTGAAGTCATCAACTAGACCGTCTCGTAGTAGGTTATCCATGTTATGGACCTGCATATCCTACAGAGATTTCCTCAAACGGACCTTCCTCTGCGGAAATCTGTTCTGATAGTTTAGATATAGAAGTATCTAGTTGTTTTAGATACTCTGCCCACTTAATTTCCTGACCATCTATGTTATAGCTGGGCTTAGGATGAAGTGTAATCTTTAAACGCACGTCGATCAGTTGATCGCGAGTAGTGTACAACTTAGATAGAATCTGCTCATCAGTATAGGCCATCAGGTATTCCTTTATTAAAACAACCCACCGTATTTTACTACGGTGGGTTGAGTGTGCATCAGTCTACCGCAGATTAGACTGCGTCGTAGAACTTAGCGGCGTACCAAGGTGCAATAACACGAGGCACACCACGTTCATCAGCACGGAACTGTGCGATAACATCGCGCTCGAAGTCATCCTTGTCGTGTTGCGCTGCCTTCACCTGGAAGGGGAAGAGAGTGCGATACTTGAACGCCTTCTTAAACTCACCGAGGAACCAATGCTTATTAGCATTAGCGGCAGAGATACCTGCTTCGACCAACAGCTTGCTGATCCATGGCGAGCTAACAACGTTCATGTTCTGTACGATGTTAGGGCCAACAGTGGTGTTGGTGGTATTCGTAGTAACACGAATCTCGGAAGCACCTAGAATACGCTTAGCAGTCCACTGCAAAGCAGCAGGAACGATCATGGTCGAAGGCATCACGCTGATAGGCTCAGGTGAAGTACGATCATCGCTCATATCGGCAAACAGCTGCATAGCAGTGTCGAGTGAGGTGTAATCGGTCAACGTGGTGCTAGCCTTAGCATTGACACGAGGATCTCCACCACCAGTGAGAACGTACGAGTTACGGGCCGTACCCTTACGCTCGAAGGTATTGTCGATACCTAGTACAGTACGGAGAATACGCTTCTCTTTGCTAAGACCTAGACGTTGACCAATCTTCTGCGCCTGCTCGATGATCTTACCAGTCTGATCAAAGAATACTAGCTCTCTGGTGATACCGATCTTAAGACCGCGCTTCTCAGAGGTAGGAATCTTGATGTAGTCTTCGCCGAACTTGACGCTCGGGAACTCTTCACCTTCTTTAACAATCAGCTCTTTGTCGTCGATGTCGGCAAGGCCGATGTCGAACCCTCCGTCTCTAGTAGCTTTCTCTTCGGCAACTAGTGCAGCACCGATGAACTCGGGAGCGTTGTAGCTGGTGAGTGCAGCTTCAAATATCATGTTTCCGGTGATGTTGGTGAACGCAGAGAGGTTGACAGGGTCAACTGCTTCACTAACACCAACGAACGCTTGGTCAGCGTTAGCGTTACGCAGGGAGCGCATACCTTCTCTTCCAAGAACGCTTTCTGCTACGTCAAGAATCGAAATATCTTCGACCTTGATCTTCTTCTCAGTTATTAGTTGTATGACCTTAGCTTCTGCCTCGCGGACATCAGCAGGAGTCTTGCATGATTCAAATACGTGATGAAACATTTTAGGTATCCTTTCTTATTACTTCTTAACGGGGGTGTTGAGTAGACGGACCATAACCTTGGTAGCACTCGCGCCGCTATCCTTGACTACAACGCCTACTGCGAGAGCCTTCGTAGCAACACCAGCGACGGTGTTCAAGAGAGCGTTTCCGCTAGCCTTGATAGGACCGACATACTGTCCAATGGTGTATGAAGCAGAGGAGCAATCCATTTCGATGGTACCATCCATCTGAACAGGTAACTCTAGATCACGAGGATCAGTAGTAGCTGCGCGGCTGCGACCAGTTGACATTCCTAGGAATGCAACTGCGAAGGCAGTCTGCGTAGTAGCAAGATCGGTAGTCCAAGTGAACGCAGTCACAGGAACAGCCTTGTTGCTGACTAAGGCAACAAGATCGCCGCTTACAATAGTATTGGTCGGAACAGCACCGGTTAGGGTGACTGGAGCGTAAACTAGGTCAACAGGACCCATCTTATGAATGTGTGCCATGATTTATAATCCTTTACTTCTTATTTATTAGTGCGAGAACAGTGTCTTCAGTAAACTTAGGATCAGTTACTTTAGGGGCTTCAGGTACTCTTGGAGCAGGAATATGTGATTCCACAACAGTCTTGAAGATTTCCTTACGATCAGCGATAAGGTCGGTTATATCCTTACCAGCAACTACTGACTCACGAACCTGAGTCATAAATAGCTTGCTCTTAGCCTTACCATCCAGATCCTTAGTAGCCTCTACAACCTTAGCATCAATATCCTTCTCAGCTTGTACAGCCTCAGAAGCGATAACAGATACTAGATCAGCTCTATTGGCCTTAAGATCTTCTATCTTTATATCTTTGTAATCCATTTCTGATTCCTTTGTAGTCTCAGTTTTAGTAAGTTCTTGTAGTAAATCTTGTACCACTGGTGCCAATTTTACTGCTAGTTCGTCTTGTGTCAATGGCTTTCCCTGGTTATAGGAGAGTTCCCAATATAGCGAGTTGAAAGCCCCAACAAGTAGCTCAGTTCTTCTCTCGTTAACTTTATCTTCAACGATACCCTCAGAAACAGATGAGAAGGACTCTTTAAAGATGCCATTTGTAGTAGCTGGTCTAGATACAATGTCCACTGACTTAGGTTTGCGAATAGCAACCATAGTCTTGGTGGAGTTATCTAGCTTCGCTTCTGCTATGTGTGAGAAACCAATCTTATTAGGTTGATTCTCTACCCACCACTTTAGAGCGGGATAGTGTGGATGCTCAGTGTTGAACTGGACATCGCCTAGCATACCTACTGCCTCTTTAACGGAGGTAGATGTTACGAATCCGATCTTGGTAGTTACGTCTCTATCACCAGTTTCGGAAGGATCAGCGTGATTAAGATAAATATCCACACCTTCGTAGAGCTTGTGCGCATCGGTGATGGCTTCCATAGCGTACTTGTAACCATTCTTGGATTCTAGTCCTAGAAGGTGTACACCTGATAGAAGTCCCGTCTCACTTATCTTTCGTGCTGAACCGAACTTAACGCTTTCTAGTATATTCTGAAACATGTTATCCCTTTTTGATTGTTACGGTTTCTATTTTTGTTTGGTCTAGGTGCATCGGAGTTGGACGGAAGTGTAGTACTTGCTCGCTACTATCATCTTCTTCGTCATGGTGTACGACTTTTGGCTTGCGCTGCTGTGCTTCTTTACAAGCGCCTACTACTTCTGCTACTTTCTTAAGAACTTTAGTCTGTTCATTAAGACTTTCTACTACAGCTTTACATACGTTCTCGTATCTTATACTGGCTTCATTGAACTTCAAGTTAAGTTTATGAGTATCGTCTACATTCTTATCTAGCTTGGAGTCTTTTGCTGCGAGTAGCTTATCGTTGTTAAGCTCTCTCTTATAGTCTCTGTACAGGAAGAATCCTATCATAGTAACTAAGAAGCCTAATTCCTTAGCTAGTTTTGCTAATTCATCAAACCCCATTGTTGCCTCCTGTACCACTATCAGTCTTTTGTCCACCACCTGCCTTACTAGTTCCGTCTCCACCACCTGTATTTGTATTACCTGCATCACCGGGCATTTGTTCGCCGGGTTGTGCAGTGTTACGATGGCGGATCATGTTTGCTCTAGAAACAGTCCAGTTATTACCGTTCTTAGCTGCTACCTCTTGTGGAGAAGTGGAACCTAGCCGCATGTAGATTTCATCTGATCTAGCTTCATCAATAGCTTTAGCGATGGCTAGTCTAGGACCAGTTACTCTTACATTATATTTGATTTCATTAGTCTCTCTATCAACACCCATAGCTTCTTGAACACGCCAGAATAGTTCTATGTATGCTTCGTAGAACTTAGCTTGTTCTGAACGGAAGTTTGCTATTACTGGTGAGCTAGGTGGTAGAGGTTCTGGTGCTTCTTTGCTTAGTAACCATTCGACTGGAAGTACGAAGTTAGCTGCGATCATACCAAGGTCTTTATCTGCAACAGATACTAGACCATCTACCTTGATATTGTGTGCTGGGAAATCGTACTCTGTACCATCTGGCGAATCTATGATGGTACCTGGATCGAATTGTCTAGTTCTAACAGTCGAACCAGCAGTATTAGTTCTGCTTCCAGTAGAAGTTTTGTCTAAGAATGACTGGACCTTAGCTGCTTTAGCACCCTTATGCTTACGGATGAGTGCTATCGCTGACTGAATCTGTGCTAGTACGGATATATTTACTAAAAGTTTCTCTACTCTACGAAGGTTCGTAAATATAGAGTAGCCTTGCATGAATCCTCTAGGAGCATCAATATCCACAACGTCTTTAGTGTGGATCATGTCTTCTGGAGGGACTGCTTTATAAGTATTTGTAGCTTGATTTAGTACATAATACTTCTTAACAGTTTCAGCATCATTCTTATCAAACTGGATACCATATGGAGAGTCTGTTTTATCAGACGTGATAAGCACAGGATCGACAAACCTAATTGTAGGTACATCACCAGTACGGAATAGTCTTACGAATGCTTCACCGTCACGCTTATATCTATTTAACCAATCAACTGTTCTTGTATGCATGTTGTTACGCATGCAGAACAACTTCCAGTTTTCTTTCATTGTAGCTACAGTTGAGTCTTTTGCTGTAGCTAGTTTGGCTGGATCTTCATCTAGATCCTCACTATAGATGTCTATAGATAGCCCAGATCCGATGATGTTGTTACGGTAGTGATAGAGGCAGTTCTTGTAGATCTCGTTAGAGAGACTTAGGTTTCTGCTCACATCACGGATATTTTTTAGCTCTTGTAGTGTAAAATCATAGAAGGCTGTCACACCATAGGTAAGAGGCAGCCATCCGTCGAAGTTTTCACCAGAGATTTCTTGCCTCTTAGATAGAGTAGCTTCGCTAATCTTACTAAAAGACTCTGCAATTGGATCGAACATTCCACTAACTATAGAAGTTAGCTTTAGTTCTAAGTTTTCTTGAGCAGTTTTAAGCTCGTTTTGCATTTTCATAGTTCTTCTTAGCTTTCTTACGTTTAATAATTATTTTTTCTTCTGGTGTCATAACTTTTGAAAGCTCTTTACCAACAGCAGATTCACTGAAACTAGGGTCGTCGCTAGCCTTACTAACTGCTACCTCTAGTTTATCGCGTATAGCTTTTGCTTTAGGATCGAGTGTCCAACCTAATAGACTTCCAATTACACCAGCTAATTGAGGAAGTCCGCCAGTTCCACTAGAAGCTAGTGCTCTAAGTGCAGTAACCGCTAAACCAGTTCCTACTACAGCGGCTAAACCCCACCATGCTCCAGATGGAGAGGTAGGGTTTTTGACTGCTTCTTCTACTTTCTTACCTGCTTGCTTAGGATCAGTATTCCATTCTTGTGTTTTAACTGTAGCGTAGTAGTCTAGATCGTCTAGGGAGATTCCTAGTGCTACAGCCATATCAATGGATAGTTGGTTTATCGCTTGTTGGCTATAAGAGGAAGGAGTTACTTCTTTCGATGATGCTTGTTTTATATTAGCAATATCGTTACGTAGACGCTCGACACTTGATGGTGCTAGTACTCTACCGCCGCATCCTGCGAAGAACGTACAAATCAGTATAAATAGGATGGAGCGAACATACATGATAGCCCTTCTCCACTTCCACTTAGTAGGTTATCGCCTAAACCGTCATCCATGAACTCAACATCAACGCTATCAACATTATTAAAATCAGTTATAGAAGACAACACTCTTAGTGCTCCTTCTAGTGCGTCGGGACCATCATCGTGATCAGCATGAGGATGATCTTTTAGTTGTTGGAGCAGAATTTTAGTGTCTGCGTCCCCTGATTTAAACAAGAAAAACTTTTTATGCAACCAAAATCCTAGGCGCGATATTCTTATGTTTTTATTCTGCCCTGTATTATCAATAGGTAGAACATTGAGGTTCTTCGCCTTGGCGATCAATTCTTCTCCAACGAGATACTGCATACCTACGGATTCTACACCGAAGGCTGAGAACTTTACTACTGAGTGCCATGCTATTATGTCGTCTATTCTCTCGTTTATTGGGCGTTTTCGCATATCGCATTCGACTAGCACCTTATTAAACTCTGGTAGGTAATGGAGGATTATTATAGCAGGGTAATCGTGCCGCTTTGTATCTGTACCTTTAGCTGGATCTAGGTAACCTACTGTAACAATCTTATTGTACTTAGGTGGTTCTTTATAGTAACAATCTTCGAAGTACTGTTCTGGAAACTCACATTTGCTAGGATCTCTAGGGTCATTCTGCTTCTCAGAAGCGAATGCTTGATACCCGATTTCCTCACGCATGGTCATGAGTGTATGTAGGTCTTCTTTCTCTGGCCATAACACTACAGCACCTTCATGCATTTCTTCTTTATGCTCAATGTAGTAATCTTTACATGCAGGAGCATCGTAATGGAAGAGTCTGCTCCACTCTTTCCAATGTGTATCTAAATGTGTAGGCCATTCTCTTATAGCTGCGAACTTAATAACTCTGTATGATGGACGACCAGCAATGCTTCCTACGATACACTCTCTGTGCAGCATCGTTCCTACTACGAATATGTTCGTCTCTGTGTCACCAGCGGAAGATAGGTCTTTATCGAACCACTCGATGTCTTTCTGCCTCCCTGTTGGTGATAGCATATCTTCACCAGATTGCGGATCATCTACGATAATGAGGGATGGACGGTATTGTCTAAACTTTCTACCTCTAGGATTAGCACCCTTACCTAGTGCTTCAATACATACTCCGCTCTTGGTTTCTATACGAGATACTTTCCATGTTTCACCTTGCTCACACGCTAATGGATAGGCTTCTCTTAGGGCTTCATTACTCTCTAGCTCTGTAGCTATGCTTTTAAGGTACGCTTCTGCTTGAATCGCCGTGTCCGCGATAAGCATAATATACTTCTCAGTTCCTTCACAGATGGCTCTTAGCGGAATAAGTAGTGTAGACCAAGTCGATTTAGCATTTCCTCTAGGTGCGATAACTAGGATACGCTTTCCACCTGCACCTTCGCTCTGTCTGTCTTTCTTTAGTTCATCACCTACATCGCTCAAGGTTTCATGTAGAGGACACATTCCTCTGAACAGATAGTGCGGAGTAAATTTTAATCCCCACTCTTTCAGAGTAGGATAGGTAAGTGTATTCTTAGCCGCAGCGGCTGCTTTAAGCTTGTCTCCAAGCATCTTAGCAATATCAAATTCTAGTTGCATCTGCTTCATCTCCAGTTACCTTCATCTGTGCAGCTATTTCTATCAGAGCACGCTTATGGATGCTTATTGGTTCTATTTCTTGACCGCCTTCTATGTACGTGTCTCCAGGCATTACCTGTATATCACATACATTGTAAGTCGGTACTACTTTGCTTACAGCTTCTGCTATGATAGCTAGTTTATCTGGCTCTACATATAGGGCTATTATATCAACTACTTTCGACATCATGTTGTCAACTGTCTCAGGTGTAACAGAGTTCATCTTAGACATCTTATCTACGACACCTGTTATCTTTTCACACAGTTGAGTAACAGCTACTATGTGTTCTATTGTTATAGCATTATCGTTCAGTTTACCTACAAGTATCCCTAACATAAGTCTCATCATAGACACTTCACTATCTAACTGTAGCTTATGTTTCGATCCCATCAATTCTTCATATTGCTTACGCAATGTATTAGATCTGAAATGATTACTTAGCATTTGTGCCTCTTCAAAATGTTCATCGCAACATGGGGTGGAGGAGAAGTTATCACATCTTACTCCATCTTTTATATAAACACATCGCCTGCCACCATCTATATCTATCTCTGGTAATACGCCGCATTTACGTATAAGCCTTTTAGCTACATTCTCTCCAAATGCATACTTGAGCTTGATAGCACTTAGTAGTGGAGTTTTTGGTAGAGATTGTATTTTGGATGCTTGTGTGACTGTTATAAGGTCACCAAGTATATTTATCCAATCATCGGCCAGTAGTTTAGTGGACAGCATACACCTCAAATATAACACTTGCTTTACGTTCGTCAAGTGTTATTATACCAGGACTGACCATCACAAGTATAATATAATTTATAACAAGGTGTATAATGAAGAAGATAATTAACGTATATGGTAGATGTGATGAATATTCTACCATACGCGTGGAGTCCACTGTATATAATAACGTGGTATCTGTTTTTGACTTTAAGTATGAAGACAAGTTAAAAGAATTTAACTGGTGCTACGAAACTAGTAAAGGCGTCCTATATACGATGGACCTTACTATGAAAACAGCTACCATGCTAGGCTGTGCTGGACCTAAGTTCTATTTACAGAAGTATGTAGCTTGGCTTGAGACAGGTAGTAACAAGGTCGTGTGGCTACGTAAGCACAAGTGGGATTACCGAGTGGCACATGGCAGAATGGTTTCATTATAATTTATTGCTATGTAATCCGCTTTAACATTATACTTGACTCCTATTCCTGATCGGTATAATATAACCATCATGCCATCAGTAACAACATCAAGAGTTAAGCAATATGACGACTTTTCTGCTCTTATTATTTCTACTACCGATCCTCGTAGGGACGGTAGAGTTGATGTATATATGTTTGATGCTGCTCACACAATCGAGATCCAGAAAAGAAGTTGGGTTGTACGCTCTGGTATTCCTTTCTCTAACGACGGTATCAATTTTTCTAAGTTTATATCTACTAAAGTTGGTTTGAGTCTTCGTATAGAAGATAATGAGGATTATACGTCTGCTAACTACACGAAACGTAGTATAACAGAAGGTATGCTTACTAAAGCTAACGAGGTTACTAGAGCCATTGCTGCTAAGAAGCGTGAGATATATGCAAAGAACTTCCATCCTCGTCAAAAGTGGAAAAGTAAGGAAGATACTGTAGAATTACCTATTATCATACAAAATGATGAGGTAATTACCATAAAATGCAACGTTTTCTTCCAATATTTGATACCAAAGTACGCTATTTTATCACGAAATGGGCTGTATTTGCGGTCGCAAAGAGAGGATAGACCGTACGGAAAAGCTCTTTCTGCTCACATTATGGACTCTTTAAGTCTGCCTAAGACAGGTGCGAAGCAGCATAGGAAAGAGCGTCTTGACTACAGAATAGACCCTTCTGACATGAGATGGATGTCTTGCAACATCAATAAAACCAAGTATTATACGTTCGGTGACGTTACTGTACTTGAAATAGTGTTTCATGATCCAATTAGTCCGTGGTTCGTACAGAATCGTCATATGATCTGTGAGAATCCTATGTCGGATGAACGCGCTATTTATATATGCTTCGACTCCTGTGTGTTGCAGAAGCTTCTAGATGGCGAATATGAGTGGACATATAAGACTGTTTCAGATGGTATAGAGATTATTTCTGCTATAACAGATACTTCTTCTATCAGTCTGAAGCGAATACTTGCTCGCTTGTACGGTATGGAAATAGGTGCTTACCGCATTGAATCCAGATTCTCTAAGTATTATGCTAAGGCTATCGAGACTAACGATTTATCTAAGAGAGCTAAACTAGAGAATACTATTAACTCAGAGAAAGGTAGAGGCAAGGTTCTATACACTAAAGCTGTAGAACGTCAATATAGAAACCTCTTCACGGAGAAAGAGTTCTTCGTAGGAGATATGTTCGGAGGCATCGGACAGTGGTGCCTAGATATGCGTAACGGATCAATTCGAGTGTCAGCTAACCAGAGCGAATAGGCTCTTATACGGAAGTTCTTATGATCACAAAACTATATGATAAACCTAGTGTAAAAGTTAAGAAGTTTCTGCGCTTCTATAGATCTGAGGCACCAGGAAAAATAAGTCGCCATCAGATATGGTTCACTGGTGATGTGAACGAAGCAGCAGAGAAGATTTCTATACAATACGAGAATGATACGTTCTTCCGCTGGTACGAACCACTTGATCAACAGGTTGCAGGGAGACACTGGTGATGGAACACATGACTTTAGTAGGAGCTTCTGATGCTAACACCTAACGACACAATAACCATAGTGGACGCCACAAAATATCCACGTTCGATTTTCGAACATGTAATTTATAACGGAAAGGGTAATCAGCAGCATGATCTTGATGTACGTATTCGTCATCTTATTAGTCATGGTGATGATGAGTTTCTACACTCAGCGTCCGCTACTGTACGGATGGATCTTCATGCTTTCACAGCCCTTGAATTGACTGCAAGTGTCTGTGGTATACTTAAATATGTTAAAAATGTATCCTACGATGATAGAAATACTCTTTATGTTTCTGGTACGTTTAAGGAATGGAGGGATTTTATTAGAGGTCATAAGCGTGCCAATGGTACCAATAGATGGAAATGGGAGATTTGTCTTGTTATAGTAGATCTTCTTAGAGAGCATTGTGAAGCGGCTTTTGTGGATCTTGTTAGCTGAGTTGCTTCAGAAATTTTTTTGTAAAATTTTTAAGAGACCATGTGGCTTTGCTGCGTGGTCTTTTTGTTTTGTGCTGGGAGGTAGTGAGGATACTATGTTGCTGTGATACTATACTCATGGTAACGTGGTTGATCCTGAGTTTGTAGCATATTTTATTTCAGCATCGCATACTGCCCTGCGCTGTGTGATACAGGCGCACCCTCCCCCGGTGTCAAGTGCTTGACGTGCTAGGTTGCATGGTGCGTGTCACACAGCTACGCATTGGCACGCTCGTTGCTAGGTCAACAGTGTGACACAGTATATTGCTACTAGGTGCATGCGTGTTAGGTAACGTGGATACCGTGTTAGAGTAGGGACATAGCCAAGGTACCATGAAAGGGACCTGCCATGTCTGACTCCTTCACCCTCCACACCACAATCCGTGTACCCGCCCTAGGCGAGACGGTGCCCGTCACCTTCACCGTCAAGGCTGACCGTGAGACTATCGCCATTGCCGAACTCGGCGTGCAGGCTGTGTCTGCCCATCGTGCGGCGCGTCGCTCAGGTGACAGCGAGCGTTGCGATGTTGAGGCAGTTGATGTCTCTGCGACCATCGACGCACGTAATAGCGCCGCCAGGGCATGCATATTCGCTATGGCGAGCGCACAACAGCGCCGAAAGGACGGTGCTAATCTTCTGTCCACCTTACTTGAATCCCGCGCTATGAGCCGTAAGGCTGCGCAGTACATGCGTAAGTGACCTAGCGAACATCGCAGCCAAGTCACCCGGCATAAAGGGTGACACGGTATGACCTAGAAGCAAGCGCTCATAGAAGCGTGGGGCTAGGTATTCCGTATGCGTACATTAGGGAAACCTAGTGTACGCTAGGACCGAATAGTAAACTTAAGGCACCGTGCATAAATGCACGGTGCCTGTTTGCATTGGATAACGGAACGACTAATAATCCACCCCACAAGTTCTGATTCAGCTTGTGTGCTATAGGTGCGTATGTGTCGTTCTTACAAACCGGCTTGTGATCCACACCATATGGACACATGGACATCTCGGAAAACCGTGGGAAGACGCCTTATCACGATTTCTTTGATCCTGTGCATAGTTCACATCGCTGCGTCCACAAATAAGTAATATGGCACGCAACGCTACATTAAGGAAGCGGAAGGCTTTACCGTGGAATCGGTAATCCATTGTTGTGCTTTATACTAGCACATGGTTTCCAGCTCTTAATGTTCCCGTTACGGTCATACTAGTTCCTTCTCACACTGTGAGAACTAGTGCATAAGTCCGCAGGTTTAAGGGTCCAACGTTCAACGTGCGTTAGACCCTGATATACAGCCTAAACAGTGTGACACGTTGTTTTAACACAGGATCATCCTGTGACCTAATCACCCTGGGCCATTCCGGTCCAGGGTAACATCGTTTCTAGGAGCTATCATGACTACGGAAGAGCGCACCATTCATGATGCTATTGCGGCATCATGGGAAGCTATTACTGCAATGGACTTGGTGCTTGCTAAAGTCTCTACTGCTAGAGAAAAGCAGTGGATGTTGAAGATTAGGCACGACTTGTGCAAGCTAGATAAATATTGGAACGAATCTGCCTAGGAAACTAGGCTAGGTTTCAGCACCCTGATACAATCCGTACCAGGGTGACATCGTTTCAAGGAGTTATCATGTTTGAAGTAGTGTACACAAGACCCAATAGTGACATAGTGCGCCGCACTATGTCACTATTGGGTACAAAGATGATTTGTGATGAGTACGCAGAAATGGACGATGTAAAATTAGAATTCGAATGCTATGAAAACTTGTGGCACGTGATCGCCGGTTGCAGCGTAGTAGCTTCAATTGAGCGCCTGCCATCCTAGGAAACTAGGCAGATGCGAGGCCGTGGACTCCCCGATGCATTGGGAGTCCACCCCGGTATCAAGGCCCGTGGAATCCAGGGAAAATGGCCGCCACGGGCCGATGGGACCATGGGAAAGGGTGGGCTGGTAAATCAGGACAAAGTTGTCCTTAATTGGTATAATCGTGGTTTATGGTTACTACTTTTACACCATGAACCATGTAACATTGTAGCCTCAACCTTTACCTTCTTACACTTTTAGGGCCTTGTGCCGTAGTGGAAGGAATTGATTAGGCTTTGTTACATGGTTCATGGTGTAAAAGTAGCATGGTGTATGGAATGCATTGCTATTTTGATAGTGGAGGTTTTCTTCCGGAAGGATCATTAAAATATATATAGAAGTTGTATAATCAATCAAATTTCTCTCATATATAGTATATATAAGCAAAATTAT